TAAGTAAGGCACAACAAAACATGCTGAGACAAGCGCAACAACATGCTCGTTCTACAGGTCAGAACCCGAAAACACTTCAGGATTTGGTTGCGAAGTACGGCAATCAGCTGAAGGGAGGAGGCCGGAAGGGCAAGTTGAAAGGAGCTCCCCGACCTGGCGGCAGGCGCAATGGCGGTGAAGCGATTGCACCACCGCCTCCCAGAATCAGACGTACCCCCCCTGCTGCACCGGCTCCGGCTGCTTCGGGTTTAAGTCAGGCACAGCAGAATCTTTTGAGAGGTGCTCAGCAGCATTCTCGAAGTACGGGACAGAATCCGCAGGCTCTTCAGAATCTAACAGCCCAGCACGGGCAGCTTCTTAAACCTAGACAGGGGCGTAAGGCTATGTTGCCAGGGGCTCCTGCTCCAGGCGGTATGAAGCACGGTGGTCCTGTTGGCAAGAAGGGCAGATCTTCCAAGCCACGCGGTGTAGGTGCGGCGACTCGTGGATATGGAAGGGCGATGAAAAAGTAGGGAGCAGATATGCCCCTTTATCTTAGTAATGGCAAGAAACACACGGGTCCCATCCATAAGCATGCTGATGGGACTGTCATGAGTGGTTCAAGGATGTCCAAGACATCCAAGAAACTGCTTCGCTTTAAGGATCTGTCTATGCCTGCCCAAAAGAAAGCGCGTGGTTTCCGCAAGAAAAAATAGGATTAACGTATGGCAAAGCTAGCTATAGGAATTAAAGGTCTCTTTACCGCATTTAAAAAAGCCAACAAAGAGTATGATCAAGCACTAAAGGCTTTTCACAAACAAAATCCGGGCGCAACAACTGGGGATAAAGCTCTTCAAAAGAAATATGATGACGCATTTGAAGCAAGGGGTAAGTATGATGAAGCAAAAATTAAACGTGATTTGGATCAAAAATTAGAAAATCCATCTAGAGCAGAAGCTAAGCTTTATCGTGATGAAAATCTTGCAAAGAAAAGAGAAATTGCAAAATCCAAAGAAAGACGTTCTGTTGCGAAAAATAAACCTGGAGCAAAAAAACTAAGGAAAAGAGTTCGCGCTGGCGCAGCAGTGACGGGGGGTGCAGCAACAGCGGGCGCATTGGCACTTAGAAAGCCACAAGAGAAAAATGATGGAGGTATGGTTACTAAATGGCAAAGGAAGTGGAGTTAACGTATGGCCATTGAGCGTGGTGTTGACGAGATTGACATTAGTGAGCTTGAGATCGAAGACAACTCCAAAGAGATTGAAATCTCTGTTGAGGATGAAGCCTTCGAGGAAATCGTTGGGCCTGGTGGTGATGAAGAAGGGATAGAAACGCTTGAAGATGGCACTATGCTTGTTGGCATGCCCCCACCTATGCCGGTTGACCAGGGGGAAGATTTCTTTGAAAACATTGCAGATATCCTTGATCGTGCTGATTTAGGCAGGATTTATAATGATTGTGTTGCTGATTATAAGTCTGATCGTTCTTCTCGTCGCGAGTGGGAGAATACTTATCGAGAAGGTTTAGAATTTCTTGGCATGAAATTTGAAGACAGGTCTGAACCTTTTGAGGGTGCATCTGGCATTATCCATCCGCTTCTTGCTGAATCTGTAACGCAGTTTCAGGCGCAGGCATATAAAGAGATGCTGCCATCTGGCGGACCGGTGAAGACTCAAGTTATAGGCATGGGTACGCCTCAGACGGATCTTCAGGCAGCGCGTGTACAGGAATACATGAATTATCAGCTTACTCAGGTCATGAAAGAATATGACCCTGAAACTGATCAGATGTTATTTTATCTGCCTTTATCTGGAAGTGCCTTCCGCAAAGTTCATTTTGACAAGACACTGGATCGCCCGGTGTCTCGATTTATTCCGGCTGAAAATATTGTTGTGCCTTATGGGACTGGAAGTTTAGACAGTGCCGTTCGTATTACTCACGTTATTGATATGTCGATCAATGATGTCAAGAAACTTCAGGAATCTGGATTTTACCGCAAGACCAAAATGTCGGATCGTACTTCTGATATTCCAGGTGATAGTGAAATTGAGGAGGAGATTGATGAACTTCAAGGGGTTAAACCATCTGGCAATTCAAACTCTGATGAGTGTGAAATTCTTGAAATGCATGTTGAACTTGATATCCCTGGATTTGAAGATATCAACGACGAGGGTGAAGAGACCGGAATTAAGCTTCCCTATATTATTACACTTTCGCAACTCCAATCTGAAATTCTTTCAATTCGCCGGAACTATGATCAAAACGATCCTATGCGTAAGCGGATTGATTATTTTGTACACTATAAGTTTCTTCCTGGCGTCGGTTTTTATGGCTTCGGTCTAACGCATATGATTGGTGGGTTGTCCCGTGGGGCAACTTCTTTGCTGCGCCAATTGATTGATGCAGGGACTTTGGCCAATCTTCCGGCTGGATTTAAGGCGCGTGGTATTCGTATTCGTGATAGCGATATTCCATTGCAGCCCGGTGAGTTCAGGGACATGGATGCCCCGGGAGGCTCATTGCGTGATGCATTAATGCCGCTGCCGTTCAAGGAACCGAGTAGCACCCTCCTGAGTTTACTTGGTATGTTGGTTGATGCGGGTAAGCGATTTGCCTCGATTGGTGATATGCAGGTAGGTGATGGTAATCAGGAAGCACCGGTAGGCACAACAATTGCATTGCTGGAGCGTGGTAGTCGTGTAATGAGTGCGATTCACAAGCGATTGCATTATTCCCAGCGTATTGAGTTTAATCTGCTTGCAAAAATATTTAAGGAATCTTTACCACCGGCTTACCCGTACATGGTTGCCAATGGTAATCCTGGGGTTAAGCAAGCCGATTTTGATGATCGTATAGATATTATTCCGGTTAGTGATCCTAATATTTTTTCTATGAGCCAGCGGGTAATGATTGCTCAGGAAATGCTTCAGATGGTTCAAGCTAATCCTGAGATTCATGGACCGATGGGGATTTATAATGCATATAAGCGCATGTATGAAGCGATGGGAGTTCAGCAGGTTGACCAGATTCTTCCTCCACCGCCCCCACCCCCACAACCGATGCCAACTGCACCGGCCATGGAAAATGCGAATTTTATGATGATGATGCCTGCTACACCGTTTCCAGATCAGGATCATAAAGCGCATATGGATGCGCATGTTACTGTATATAAATCAACAGTGGTCAAGACAAACCCACAAGTTCAGTCTATGATTCAAGCGCATATTTACGCGCACATTGATATGATGGCGAGAAACCAAGCTATGCAGGATCCTCAAATACAACAGATGCAACAACAGATGCAGATGGCAGGACCGCCTCAGATGGGTGGCCCCCCGCCACAACCTGGCATGGGTGGACCTCCGCCTCAACCTGGGATGGGAGCACCCCCTCCGATGGGCGGACCGCCTCCACAGCCTGGGATGGGCGGACCACCTGCGCAACCAGGGATGGAGGGACAACCGCCACCCCCGCCGAGTCCAATGCAGGTTATGATTGAGACCAAAGTCGCGCAGATTACAGCTGAGTTAATGGATAAGATTGCGCCGATTTTTGAAACTGAAGATACGGATGATCCTTTGGTAGAATTACGTCGAGAAGAGCTTGGTATCAAGGCCCAGGATGTACAGCGTAAAGCGAAAGAAGCGCAGCAACGTATGGGCATGGATGAAGAGCGTATTGATAAGGATTATGAGATGGATCAGGAGCGCATAGATCTTCAGGCGGATATTGCAGACATGAAAAACAAGACTGCACAGGATAGAATTAATCTTCAGAAAACTGTACAGATGGGTAATTTGGCTGAGAAAATGACTAAAAATATCTTTGGACGTTAATTATGATTAAGAGAACAACAAGCTTTAAAGAACCAAAAGTAGACAAAGGCGGCTTTACTATCAAGGATCAAGGTCGAGTTAAGTATGCTACGACTGAATCTGTTTCTGCTTCTGCAACGCCTAAGCCTGGAATGGGCAAAGGTAAGTCTCGAGGTGGTGGTGCAGCGCAACGCGGAACGAAGTTTGAAGGCATATTCTAAATGACGGTTTATATGAGCCCAGAGGAAAATTATAGGCTTTCTCAAAGTCCTAGCAATCAAGCAAGAAATGCTGCGTTTTTCGCTCAACAGAAATTAGGTTTAATTCCAGGGGCTGGCCAATTACAATCTCCTCAGAATCAGTTTGTGG